TAGTCCAGCCGTGCCATATAGCGTTTCCTGATTCAACGCAGGAGCTTGGGCAATATTCGGATAGAAGTTTACACACTCTTGAGCAGAGATAGGCAAGCTATCGCTTTCGTAAAATCCATTCGCTATCGGCAGAACGATTTTTGCCATTAAAGTACACCTAGCACTGCGCGAGATACGATTAAGTTGTCTGTAGTAGAGTCGTTTGCAACGTAAATCTCAATGTAATCATTAACAGATAATTCTATGTTAGCAAACGTAGCCATTGAACGAGATAGGCCAGCGCTAATTGTGTTTGTCATACGAGTTGTTGCTATGACAGAACCGTTAAGAGCAATGTATATAGAGCATTGGTGATTTGTGCCACTAGCGGCAGTAAGAGATACGATTGCATTGATAACGTGGCGCGTTATACCTGACTCTACTTCTGTAATTTTGCCAGTTGTGTCAACAGTGAAACCAGAGACATCTCCAACAACAAAAGTGCCAGCTACTTTTACAGGTGTTCCTGCAACAGCAATAACAGTCTCGTCAGAGTTTCCTTGCATGGTTACAGTGGCGTAACTAGCCAACTCAGCGGAGGATATTTCTATCTGCGCACCAGTGGTTGTGACATTGATGCCATTACCAGCAGAAATACTAACAAAGGTAGGACTAGCCGCAGTAGAATTCTGCATGATTGGCTGACCTCCACTGTCTACAGTAAAGTTATGACCAACCTCTACGTTATTTTGTGCATCAACCGCAATGATTATTCCTGAACCGTTAGCGATGTTCCTAATCTTATTAACTGTGCCGTCAATCTCTAAAACAGGAGTAGCAACGCCAGATCCAGTAGTAACGATAGAGCCAGTTACGCCAAGGCCAGCTACAAGATTAGAGTAGGAGATTCGATAGTTAGTGTTATTAACAAAGTAGTCCATGAAAGAATTTGCAAGCACTGTATCCTGTGCTACAAAATCCGACTTCTTGCGTCCATCCGCTCTTTTAACCATTGGTATTTACCTCCAAGGCTATAGCGCCAGTGGTTTCTGCAAGTATTGATGCCTCTTGGTCTGGATAAAAATGACCATTCAATCCAAAGTCGTTATCTTCGTTACCAGAGCCTATAGGAAGCGTACAAGGATACTTAGATTTGCCCATGCTTTGACCAAGCATACGCATTGTGTTGAAACCATCACGAGCTGCTTTTGCTAAGCCTGCTGAGACAACTCCGTTGTAATCTGGCGCGACTTCAATCGCCATGTTAGCGATCAGTCCGCGCAGTGCGCCTGTTGGGATAGTAACAGTATCACCAAGATCAGACACAACTGTATAACCAAGCTGAATGCCTTGGGCATCTAGCTCAGCCATGTAATTATTCATAGAAAATATAAAGTCTTGGTACTCGTCAGGCTCTAGCGGAGCCTCACTAGCTTGTACCAATATCCTCTGTAGTGAGGACTTTGCAACTTGAGCGACAGTAGCCATTATTCGTATGTAGCTCCTTTTTTAGTGCCTGCTCGTACACGAGAACCACCGTCACTGGCCTTTCCAGCCTGCCCATAGGAGACCTTCTTGCCAGTGGCAGTGACCTTTACTTTCGCTTTACCTTTGCTTGGAGTAGCCATAATAAAAAGCTAGGAGCCGAAGCTCCTAGAATCTCTACAAGGTTACTTTCCAAATCCCATCCCAGCAAACATGGGATTGAAGCAAGCGTACGCAGGAAGCAAATCGAAACGAATCTTCTGCGTGTTGGCATCACCGTCTGCGTACTTAGACACACGGATGCTCATACCATCGCTGGTAGTTGCAATTGTGTCTGTAGAGTACAGCTTAGGTAGCTTAACAGCACCAAGACCAAATGCCTGCTTAGTGTAGAACAGGTTAGGCTGATACAGAGTTGAAGCAGCACCAAGGATAGTTACAACTGCGCCGTCAGCAGGAGCTGCATCCACGTTGTTATACTGACCGTTAGCCTCGTAGATGGCAGCGCCAGAGACAGTAATCGTTGCAGCATTACCTACAATTGTTACGTCCTCAAGTACAGTACCTGTCCACGGAACTTGTGCGCCAGCGCTGTCAAGGATAGCTTCACGAGTAGCTACGTTCAGACGATTAACGCCTGCAATAGTTACCTGATCGCCAGCTTTGATAGTACCAGTACCCAGACCAGCCAGAACGAGAGTCTGCTGCATGGTGTCCTTAGCCGCAACGTAAGTCGCGTTAGGCGCACCGTTCAGAGTGCCTGCACGATCAGTAGTTGAGCCAGAAGTGTAGCTGCTGAGAGCGTTAGAAGTCAGAGCCATCATGCCACCAAAGTTCTGGCTGATTTGCGCTTTTTCCCATGCTGTACGAACAAGGCCGTCAGCCGCATTCAGACCATTCTGAGCTGAAGACAGCGCAGTAGTGGTGAATGGGTTCATCAAATAATACTTCTCGTCAGACATTGGGACACCAACAGAGTCCATCAATGCGCCAGCGCCTGCAACGTCTGACCATGCATCAACAACAGTACCACGATCACCGTAGCTCAACGCTGCGTTTTTACGCATGAACGCGCCGAGGTCTAACTCAAGGTCAGTTACGATGCGACGAGCCATAGGCTCAAGGATTTGATCGAGTTGGTCTAGCTCAAGAGCCTCTTCCACGTTGCCCCATTCAGTTGCGGCTGTGAAATAGTTTTGAACCGTACCAGTTGCTTTACCAGCAATGATGTCTGACTTAGTAGAAGCGCTGATATCACCGCCAGAAGTGCGGATTGTGTTGTAGTCATGCGGACGCTTGAAGTCTACATTTGAACCGCTAGAAGGATTGAATTTGCCTGACAACAGTTGAGTGTTGACAGTTTTTGTTACTACACGAGAAGCCTCAAAAGCGTCTAAGAAGACACGAGCGACTTTCCGTGTGACGTTGCTATTAAGATTGTTAGCCATGATCGGATCACCTCATTCATTCGAAAGTTGCTCCTTTAGGGCCACCAGACTTGGGACTTACCCCAGCGCCTCTTGGCGTATCTAATGGATCAGGAGCGGCATTTACATTAGGTTTAAGTTTTCTAGCCTTTGGCATAATGGTCTGA